TACCCACTTTGTGTTGCCGACCGCAAACTGCTCACCAACTTGCATTGCTTCGTCAGCTGCAATCTGTTCTGCTGCAACCGTAGAGTTAATATCATCGACGTTTTCACCGCCTCTGTTGTTGCTGCGCTGGTATTTATCTTCGTCAATACTTGTTGGCTCAATTATGAACTCAGCAATGTCGCCACCTTGTACGCCTACAATTTTTGTTAAATTATTTCCGCTTACTGTTTCTCTGCCACCAGCGCTTTTTGCGAGCAGCGTAATCCCCATGCGAGGGCTGTACTGACGACCAGTGCCCTCCATATTTTGCTTGCGAATACTGTCTAGTTCGCTCTCGCTTCCAACATTAACTTCAGCCCCTTTCGCTCCAACAATCTTGATGCGCCGTAATGTTGCTGCGTATTTTTGCTTGTTATCTGTATTTTTAATAATAGAAACAACTTCAAAGTTTACTCTATAAGCATTACCGTTCGGAATTGCTCCGTAAACTCCAAACTGCGTGTTGTTGGTTGGCGAAAATGCGTGGCAAAAACTACTAGACTTATTACTTACATTGTCTGGACATAGGAAAACATCATCGTCAGGACCGCTGTATTTGCCTGGATCGCCACTGCTTGGTTCTCCAGCCGTTCCATAAAAACGATTGCGAAGGCGTATGCGATTGAAGTCTGAGGCTGCTCGAACAAGCGGGTCAGGGCCAACGCCAAGAATGTTGGAGTTACGTTTCCAGTAGAACGCAAAGAAATCTTCATACAAAGCATCCAGGGCATTGTTGCCCAAGAAAATGCCTTCAAGATCAGGCTCAATAATTCCATCAGGCGGAACAGCGTCTGCATAACCTTGCTCGCCAACAACAAACAGCAGCTTTGCTGATTGCTGCGTTCCATGACTCAACATCCGTGACCACACCAGTTTTGGCGTGATTAACATGCCGCCAATCTTTTTCGTCTCGTCGTAAAGACCAAAAATGATCGGTATTGGTGCGCCGTAATCTGCAATTTCGTTCAGCGTGTCGAAACCACGGCTTGGCGTGAATCGATTGGTAGCATTGACGCTTCCAAGATCTAGTTGTGTCCGCTTTGATGCTTCAGGTGCTTTCGGCTTCGGCGCTAGCAGTAATGAAACACCAGTCGTGATAAGGCTGATTGCAATACTGACAATCGCAATGGCTGTTGCATCATTTCTTACATCAGGAATGTGATCATACTCAGCAGGTCTTACCGCTCCACGACGCTTTACCTCTGCAGCAAACTTGCGGTACTCATCTTCCGTTATTCCAATCGTCTTGATTAACTCTTTTTCGTACGGAAGCAGTGGTACGTCGTAAACAGTCGGGCCGAAGACCACTGAATCTTTTTCGACATTCGATTGACGTACAAGATCCCCGTCTGCCATGTGACTGCGAATGCCCAAGATTGCTGCGGTAAGAGCAGAATATCACCATCATACTCAGGCTTTTCTACCCGAAAACCCCAGCTCATTAGATCACGACAAACCTGCCATTTACTTGCTTCATACCAAGATTGTTTGAACGGTGGTGCTTCAATACCCATCCGACCCAATGCCTCATAACATAAATGGATGCAATCGATATAGCCGTCACTGCCATCAGCGCCTAGCCGATACGGCATTCCGATTAGATCACTGCAGTCGGACACTGTTGCTAATTGGGAGGTTGCCTACAAGATCTTGCGTTAAAGAGCGTCGTGGTACATCGGTTCCAACAGCATCCAGCACCGAACTTAGCTCTAAGTTCAACGTTGCTTCATCCCATTGACCGCCTGTAACAACTCCGGTGTAAGTGTGAACAGTAGTATGCGTTGCTGTCAAACCAGTGCTTGGATCAGCATCTTCAATAATCAACACCTCAACTTCCATCACATAGCTGTTTTCAATAGCATCTACACCCCAAGGACGAGACAACGTATTATTTGGGAACACTAGTGATGCTTCAAGACCATCGCCCGTGCGATTTACTGTGACGCCTGAAAAACCAAACGGCAAGAACTGATAATTGTCGCCGTTATGGGTCAGTTGTTCACCAATGAAAAAGTTCTGAAAACGAAAATTAACCGTTTTGTTGACCTTGATCCGTAGAACATGGCCGAAAGCAAACTGCGTCACATTCCTAGCCTCTTACGAGTGCCGCTGCTCATTTGCAACCGCTTGAGTGTTTGTTGTTCACCCTGTTTAGCACCTTGATTGGCGGCCTGCCTCATTCCAGCTTGGAACTGATCAGCAGTTACATAATCAACGTTGTTGATGCGTTCCACGGTGTAACGAACGTCGATTGGGGTGGCAACTGCAGCACCTGCACCTTCGGTTGATGTTCCAGAACCACCTGTTTCAGGAATGACAGAAGAACCGCGAGCACCACGCGAGTAACGCGCCATACTTTCACGCATTTTCGACTGAGGAATGATGTACTCAGGTTCACCGCCTTCACCAACTAAAGCGCGAGTAGGGCCAGAAACAAATCCACCTTCTGCATATCCTGTTGGTATGCCGCCAAGTGATCCAAGAACATTTGAATCGACTTGGGTGAAATTGCCAGTAGCACCAGACGACATTGCGAAGCCACCACCGCCAATGCCCAGCGCCTTCATGATCGTGCCGTACAGAATCATTGTGATCTGCTGAGCAATGATCTGTGCCGCCATTTCCATAAAGTGCTCAGCCACAGCAGACATCATGTCGGCCAATGCTTCCTGTGCACTCTTGCTGCCAGTAATTACGCTCTTAAATGAATTCGCAAAGGCATTGCCGATAGCAGTGGCACCAGCAGCAACCTGATTTTGTACGTCGAGCAATTCTTCTAATCGCTTCTGCATTTGATAACCAGGATCAGCTTCACGTCTTGCTTTTTCATCGGCTTCACGCTTTTTCCGTTCTTGATCTGCAAGGTCGGCAGCCTTTTTGTCAATAGCAAAAATCTTCCTCCTAAAGTTATAAGTTGCTTCTTCTAGTGCGTCTGTTTTTTTATTGCCTTCTAAAATGCCTTCTTCGATTTTTTGCCGCTCAACCATTAGCTCAAGAGTTGCAATTTCTCTTTCATTGCCCAGCTCTTTTTCTGCACGAAGCCGCCGATTAAGTTCAAGCAACTTATCCGACATATCAATTTGCTCTTTGGTTTTTTTGTCTGCCCCTGTTTTTTTGTCGAGCTTGCCTCCTGTAGGAATGATCGCGTTTTGCGTAATTTGCTGTTGCTGTTGCTGTTGTGCGCCTGCAGCGCCTTGCGTTACGCCTTGACCAAGAGCAACAGTTTCGCTGACAAATGAAGTAACGGCGGAAGCGCCTTTTTCTAAGAAATTTCGTATTGGTGCAGGTATTAGATTGTAAGCGCCCTTAATGAATCCAACGATTTTCTCTAAGGCTGTTCTAAAGAAACCAGTCACACCTTCAAGAGCATTTCTGCCAGAAGTAATAATTAACTTCGCAAGCCCTCCAATAACTTGACCAACTCGCACACCGAAGCCAATAATAAAATCACCCAATGCCTTGACTCCGCCAAGCACAAACTGAAATCCCTTTTCAAGCTCAAATGCAGCGTTAAGACCTTTAAGACCTAACGCCTCAGCAATCGCTTGCCCGACCTGATTGACTGCAGCAAAAGTTGCGCGAATTGGAGAAAGTAAATTGCTTATTGCAACGGTTAAAACCTCAACAGTTACGGCTGCGACTTTGAACGTTTCCTTGATGACAATGCCAAGTTCAGATTGATCGCTAAATAAATTTTGAAATGCTGTGGTCAATCTTTTGAGTTGCCCATCAATCGTGTCAGATGCCGTGAATGCTGCCTTTGCCGCAGCGCCTTGTGCATTCTTTTGGTTTTCTAAAAGCTTATTATATTTTTCTGTATCGTTGAGCAGAGCAAGAATTGATGGACCTGCTTCTGTCCCAAATGCTTTAATTACAGTTCCAGCATCTGCGCCAGATTTTTTAATTTTTTCAAGTGTTCCAGCCAGGCCGTCAGTCTTGAGGGTTGACGCACTAATGTTGACACCTAAATCCTCGAATTCTTTGCCAACCTTTCCGGCAGCAACTTGAGCAAAGGCAGTTTTTAATGCTGTGAATGTAACTTCTGCACCTTGACCACCTGCAGTGATTTGAGCGACTGCTGCGTTTATTTCCTCCAATGGCACACCTAAAGCAGCGGCAACAGGTGCAACCTTTGCAATGTTGGCTGCATATTCACCGATGACAATTTTGCCGTCGTTTTGCGTTTGAATGAATCCATCAACAAGTTTCGCCGCCTTGTTGGCTTCAAGGCCATACGCATTCAAAACAGATGTTGTGGCATCGCCAACTGTATTGATGTCGCTGAATCCACCTGTCGCACCTTGGCTTGCAGCTTTCAAAATGTTTGCCGCGTCAGCAGCATTTGTAAAACCTGCAGATGCAACGTCGTAAGCTGCACTTGTCAAATCAAGAACACTGGCTTGCCCTGATAGTTCTCGGCTTACGTCTGATAATTGCGCCTTCAGTGCTTGACTGTTTACACCAAGGGATTTGACTTTTGCTTCTGCAAAATCTTGCTGACGCAATACACCAAACACTTGCGTGAGGCTACCAGCAGCGGCCACAACTGCTGTTAAAGGTCCAAGAGCTGCACCTAAAGCAGCACCTAATCCACGTGCACCAACAGCAGCTGCTTGCGCTCCTCCAGCAAAAGCCTTAAATCCAGTTCCTGCAGCGCGTGTAGATCCGCCAGCATTTTTTACCGCTACCTCAAGCCCTTGCACCTTTTTGGTCAGGTGTGCAATCTTGGCGTTAGCATCTAAGGTTTCAACCTTAAACCTGAGGACGGATTCAGCCACAAATCACCCAGCGATGCTTTAATTTTACCGCCGCCGCATTTTTGCGCGATCTGCTGCCTTTTCTTCTCTTTCTCCTTTTATTTGATAATAAGCGGCAAAATGAACAAGCTCCGCATCGGTCAATTCCGTGCGAAGCTTGCTAACCGTCATCCCCAGTTCGCAGGCCAGAAAAAACTCAAAGTAGAGCCAGCTGTCCTGCGTCAGTCGTTTTTTGCTTCGTCAAGTTCAGCTTCTTCACCAACACCAAACAAGAACAGCTCAAGTTCATTTAGGACTGACTCAGGCAGTTGCCGTTGAAGTTTTGCGGCATCAGCAGCAGCAAATGCTTTACTACCATCTTCGAGTTCAGCCATTTGACACAGCATCTGCGTGCTGATGTCTAGTGCTTCTTCAGTGCCAGCAAGGCTTTGCGCTTTCTTGCGATCAGCACGGGTGATCGGCTTGAAATACAGATCGACAACCTTTTGGCCGTCTGCATTCTTCATTTCAAATTTGCGGCGCTGGTTGAGATCAAAAGCCCCAACCAGCAGATCAACGGTGCGATTTGAAGCAGGCATTTAAGCGACACATTTGTCACTCAAACTATACCTCTTTTACTCCAAATTGGAAGTGATGGTGCCGCTAGTGATGAAGCTGCAGCTTACGATGACAAGCTCGCCAACGGTGGAAGTGATTTCCATGTCGGTGATGATGCCAGCGAAGCTTACCGAATCAGTGTCAGTGGTAGTGCCGGTGGTGAACAACTCAAAGGTTGCATCTGCAGGATCATTGACGGTAACAACGTCTTCAATGAATCCAGCTTGACCAGTAGCGTCTGGATCGTAAACGAGTTCAACAGTACCGGAGCCAGACACCATGCTGCCAACAAAGCTGCGGAAAGTGTCGCCGTGAACGCTGGTGTCGAGCGTTTCTTTTGTGATGGTCAGGCTCCAACTGCGAGTGCCAACAATCGTGGCGTTAGTGGTGCCTGCTGCATCAAATTGAACAGTTCCCTGTTCGCCTCGAATGGTAGCCATGGTCAGAGTTCCTCGATGAATTCAAAGGTCACACGGACCTGTGTTTGGAAGTAGCCTTCAGGTGCTGGTGTTCCAACAACTTCAGGACCGATTGGCGCATCGAAGTAAACCCCCGACACTATGACTCGATTATAGAGATCGCGAATACGCTTGCCGATCGTATAGTTAGCACCGGAACCAACACCAGCAGGCGTGAAGATATTGATGACGATGACGCCAACAATTCGATTTTGAGAGTCAGTTGTTAGACCTTGGCTTAGGTATTCATTAGCACCAAAGCTTAACAAGCACTGCACCCATGATGAATTGGGCGTTGGTGCATAGGATACGTTGTTGAATACAACTGGAATTGCAGGACTTGACGCAAGCTCAGTCGCAAGCCTGCTTTCAATTGTGGCTCGGATGGTGTTGAGATTGGCGGTCATTTATCTCCTGTTAGCAATTTTGTTATACTCCTTTTTGACCCAAGGCTCCAGCTCTTTTGCAATTAGGTCTGGATAACCAGGAATGGTTCCTTTTTTTGTTCGATATTCGCCACCCCATGACGGAGGCAAATTAGTTCCATATACAACCGGCTCAGCATACTCAACATTATTGGTCAATTCACCTTTTTCTGGATTAGGCATCCAAGCATTACGCAGCCTGCCTGTATCGACAGGTGTTCGCTCTTTAAGTCGCCTTTCGGCTTCAAGCGTTGTAGCAGCAACAAGCAGGCGAATGCTTTCGCTGTAGTAATTTCCAATTTCAGCTAGTGGGATTTCTTTTGCCATGATCAAGCCCTCAAGAACAACTGATAAACGATCGCCTGATTTGCTTGCTCAATCGTTTCAACCTGCACGATTTGATGCGTCACGCTGCTGATCACTACTTTGTCATCAAGACCAGGCACGGCAGACAATGCAGATGCTGCAACGGTTAGTTTCTTATCATCACCACGCACAAGGTCATTCACTTCAGATGCGTTCACATCTTCCAAAACACCCTTAACGGTTTCAGTGGTGATCGTTTCAGTAGCTGTTCCTGTTGTCGGATTGTAAGACCCAAGCGAGACAGATTGAATCGTGATGTCGCCACCGAATTTAGTGATGGCTTTATTCGCAACCTTTCGCAGTGAGTCAGCTAGTGCCATCAGATCTTGTAGGCGATACAAGCACCATTCTGGAGCTTGATGCTGGTGAAGTAACCCTCAAGAGCTGTGCTTGCGTCAACAGTTGCACTGGCAAAATTATTGTCGGTGATGTTTTCGCTCAGGATTTCAGTGATCGTGCTGCCTTCGTAAAAAGCAATATACGAAAACTGACCCGTATGTGCAACAGTGTCAGTGATCACCTCAGCACCGATGGTGTAATCAACTGGTGCGTGGCCGCCGGTTAGTTTCGTCATGATCAGATGTGGTAAGCGATGACAGCACCACCGTTGTTCAGGGTGAATGCAGTGAAGACGCCTTGAATTTCAAAGCCTGCTGGCAAACCTTCATTCAAGATGCTATTGCCAGTCCAGTTATGAACGGTCAACGCACTAAAGCTGGTGTTGTTCTTCAGAATGACGATTCGACGCCAACGCCCGGTCTGTGCATCAGTGGTGTTAATAAAATCGCCGCCAATGCTGTAAGACGGATCAATAGAAGTTTCGTAAGGCATGATCAGCTCCGTTTCACAGCAATGTTGCCTGGTCCACTAATTCTAAGCCCTGTCAAATATCGTTCGATGATCGGTGGAATACGATCTGCACCAACAGCACCAGATTTGTCAGGCGTTACATCAAGGCTGCCAATCTTGACGTTCTTGTAATCCTCCAAGCCGCTTAGGCCAATACCGTCTTTGTTGTTGTTCAGGTAGACGGCAAGGATCGCTTGGGCTTTTTTGACTTGATCGGGAATTTCCGTGTCAGTGAAATAATCAGTTGTAATGCGAAACGGAAAGCCAACGGCGTAAGTATTGATATAGGTATCAGGCTTGCGAACACCAGTGCGCGGCCATTGCAATGCTTGCGTGTCAGTGACCCTTGCACCTAAATAACGTTCGCGATCAAGGCGTTGTGCAGCAGTGTAAAGCGCACGATTCTTTTGATCATCAGTGGCTGATGCCCATGCAGTCACATCTGCATCTTCAACCAAGCCATCAACGATGTCGTTGGCATCACTAAGCGTCAAATAGGTGTTGGCATTAGCCCCACCAACTGTTGCATCAAGTGTGATCGCCATTAGGTTTCTCCGGCTTGGGCTTTACC